CCGTGTGCATTGGAGAACAGCGGCGTTCCGTCGTAGATCGCGCTGTTGTTAAGCAGAATCTGATAGCATTGCTTGTTGATGGTCTTTCTCGCGCTTGCTGCGTACTTTGCAGGAATTCTGGTAACCAGATCAATGTCGTCGTTGATGAATGCCTGACGGGTAAGCGTGAACTGCTTGCCGTAGGTCCGGAGTTTTCTGGTAGGACGCTTTTTGTCCTCGAATACATCATGCGTCAGTTCACCGCCTTCCGGAACTTCAAGGAACTCTCCTGCCGGACCAGCCAGATAATTGTTATCATGAGTCTTGAAATCCTTAAGGCTTCCCTTCTTCGTCCACTGATCGAAGGTTACTGCAACATTCTTGTGCCCCTCTACATATGCCTTGTTAATGGCATTGTCGAGAATGGACGGGAATGCAGCAGTCGGGTTATAGAACTGTCTTTGGAGCATTCCGTACAGCTCGTCCGGACTTCTCCGGAGCAGTCCGGTCTCTCCATTCTTGGAAAGGCATTCAACAGCAAGTTCTTTCAGAGAGAGGCCCATCAGCTGACGTGCGCCGTCAGCCGGCTTGGATAACTCCATACCACTTCGCATAATCAACGCATCTGCTGCTGCCGAGCGGAACTTGTCCTCCTCGTCATTGGTTACAGTAGCGGTACCTCTAACGCTGATCGGAGCGCCGTTCTGTCTCATTCCATCCAGAATTGCTGCCCTTACCGCATCAACGGAAAATCCTTCATTCAGATATCTGGTAAGGTTTTCTGCCGGAACATCAAACTCCCTGCATAAGGCGGTGATGTCGGAACATCTCTGCCTTTCTGCTGCCACTACCTGCTGTGAAGTTTGCGGATCCTCGGTGGTACTTCTGGTGGAAGTGTTTCCACCGTCATTTCCGTCGTTGCCTTCATCAGGCAAAGAATCAATGCTTCTCTGCAAGTAGTCAAACTCCGCCTGCTCTTCTGCAGTAAGCTCTCTGTTTCCAGCTTTTGCTGCATTGAGAAGCTCCTGCTGTCTTTGAATCATCTGTGCGCGACTCATAATTTTTTACCTCCTTTTGAGTTTTTGTTTATTTTGAGCTGCAGTTCATTGTAATAAACGCTGCTTACTCCCTTTTCCGCTTCACCGGACCCCGTACTCTGACCGTCGTGTGATCGTCCGACTCCGACAGTCGGATCCGCCGGAACGCTGACAATGGAAACTTCATATGGGATCCACCTTGTAGCGATTTCGCACGGACCGATAAAACGTCCGTCGCTGGATTTCTTGTTTGGCGCAACTTCCTACCATGTATCCACCGAGTAACCAACAGATACGCCTTTCAGTGTTCCGCTCTTTACTTTCTGATAAATCACATCAGATTCCGGATCGTCGTCAAACTCGATCTCTGCATTGCCGCGCCCATTCTCTACCCACGCCCGAAGAATTTTTCCGACTACCTTATCCCGGTGGTGGTTATAAAGGACACATCCGATGGAATTCAACCGCGTCAGATCCACGGCACCTTCCACGTGAGACAGGATCTCTATTCCCCACCATCGTGCATACGGTTCCTCGGATGAAAAACTAAGGATGAATTTGCGTTCATTTCCTTCGCCTTCCATAGCGCGGATGGAACAATCGGAAAGGAATCTCTGCAATCCCTTTTCTCTCTCTTCATTCTTTCTTTTGACTTCCGGTTCCGACCTCGTCATCATCCGGAATTTCGTTGGTATCTTTGATTCCAAACAAAACACCTCCCATGTCTATTCCTTTTTCGTTTCCGTAATCCAGCACCTCTGCCATGTCATCCACCTGATCTCTCCAGTCCCGGCCATTTTCTGCTGCAATTTGTTTGTACGTTTTCTGACCGGTCTGCAAAGCGATCTTGTTCGCATTTGATTCCTTATATGGATCAATCCACGGCTTCGGCTCCTGGATCCATTCATGTGCGAGATATTTATCTTTTTCATTCCAAAAGTTCGGAATGGATATCGCATTGCAAAGCACCGCGGATATGATAAATGTCTCGTAGATTTCATCCAGCACCTCGATCAGGAGTTCTTTTTCCTCATCGTAAGTCAGATCATCCTCGATCATGCCCTGCCGCGTAGAAGAGTAAGTGCTCTCTGCCATATCACGGCTGGTTGCTTCATAGCTGATTCCTTGACCGGCTCCGATGAGTCGCTGCTGCAGTTTCGTAAAGCTGGTTGCATCGGAACCCTGTCCATTTGGATTTACGACCTGGACCTCATCTCCGGTATTCAGCTCTTTGATCATGCCGGGAGAAAGCATCTTACCATCGTAACTGACCCGTTCCTCTGCCATGACGGAACTTGACCTTCCGTAGCCACTGATCCCGGTAGTGGGAAGCCCCTTTTTGATAAATACGGCAAGACATGCCTCGATGCGCTGTTTAACAGAAACAGCCGTTATAAATTCGTTTACGTCGCGGATCCGCGGGATCGTATGTGCCATATCAGACATTTCACGAAGCTGTGACGGTCTCTTTTTTGTGGCGTAGAATATAACATCCTTTGCCTCTACGTATACCGGATCCCGCTGACTGTAACCGTCAGGTTCGTACTGCCGGATGAAATATCCGATTGGTCTATTGAAAGAATTGAATTCAATTCCGCCGACCACCTTATTTTCGGCTGTCTTTGGCTGCATCGCTCCCGTGTCCAGCTCATCCACCTCGATCATTTGAAGCTGAAACGGAACGAAGCCCTGCGCAGTATAACGTTTTACAAAAAGGATCCCACCGTCGATCTTCTTTCTCTCGACTGACATACGAATAATCTGATTTAAACTCTGCGTTCCGGTTACATCACAATTCTGTTTCTTACACCATTTCTTCCATGCTTTCTGGATGGTTTTATTTAATTCTTCATCACCGGTCTTGATCTGAACGTGATAACCGCCGCCAACGACATTTCGCTTAAATGCACCGACAACGGAATTCATCATATCGCTATTACGTTCAAGATCTCTTGCTCTTGCTCTGACCTCATCCCGGCTGTACCGGTCCGTCAGCTCTGCGGAAGTATTCGTAACCCTCCAATTGCTATTGCCACGGTCGTACGACCCAGCATCATAGCTGGATCGGAGTGCTTCGTATGCTCTCCGGTATGCCTCTCTTCTGTATGCCGCCTGCGGAGAGAGGGCGGCAATAATGTTGTCAATAAAACCCATGCGTAGTCCTCCTATCTTCCGTCAAACACAGCAACATAACAATCATCCAGAAGCCCTCCGGAACTTTCTGCTGCAAGCTGCGCCGTCAGGTCGTTTTTCATGCTATAAAGTTGTTTCAAATCAGCCCTCGTCAAGCTACGGGATCCGATTTTATAGGATTGACCGCCGACCGCAATTGCCATGATTGCCGAATTGACAGCATCCAACATTCCCTTTGTGGTCGTCGGAATCTGTGTAGCCTGATCCGCCTGGTCCTGACTTGTCATGTCCTTCAAGATTATCCGGTTTGTTTCACTTTCTGCCATATTCTATCTTCCTCCTTCCTGAATCCAGTTATCATGCTTTCTTATCCATTGTTCCTCCGGCGTTTCCTCCGGTTCGGTATTTGGCTTTGGTACTTCTGTTTCCTGACCGGAGAGGTGCAGGGTACGGACGCCCATGATATCCGCCGCAGCCATTGCATATACCTCTGTGTCGAGATAATGGTTATCGGCATGACTATGTTTCAGCCGCCAAACCTGCTTAATTACTCCGTTGCTTTTGACATTTACCTTATGTTCGTTCGTAACCTGCGTGGCATATTCAGAGTCGCATCCGGCATAAACCATCCAGCTTCCTTTCCCATTCGGCCTTCTCATTCGGTTTGCAATCATGTCTTTGTATTTATCGCCGTCAACAAGTACAAGCGTCATTCCGTTTGCAGCGCTCCCCTCCCGATTGATCTTGCTGAGCTTATAGTGACTCAGCTGCGCGTGACTTGCGCCCTTCACCGGAAGTGTATAGTCGAAGTGAAGTACACAGAAGTCGTACACCGTATCCGTCTGGTCTCCGGAGTCGACAAGACATAGATTCACGATCAGGGGATCCCCATCCTCTGTCATGTATTCAATGTTCATGACCCGGTCAATTTCTTCAAAAGATAGAGCCTGTCCGTGCGCAATATTCTGACTCGTTAGGAAATCTCCCCATGCACGGATCGTCCAGTATAAGGAGTTCTCCTGTACGTCTACGCCGCCGGTAAGCATCTTTGCCCAACTCGGAACAACGAATTGTGGAATTTCTGTTTGTCGTTCCAGAACCAGTTCCGCATTGGTCCGGAGTTTGGTATCCTCCCACGGTTCCGCCAGCCACGAATTTACGAAGTTCTGGAAAGATTCCGGATCGTCCTTCGTAAGCAGAAATTCCTTGATAATATCTGACCAACGAACAAACGGGCTATATAAGGTATTGATCCAGAAGGCTACATTCCTGACATATCTTGTGTTGTGTTTCACGGTTCGCCATTCGCCAAAGCGCAGCATATTGTGTTTGTCATTGTCTGTGATGACACATCCGCATTCCTGACACACATATGTAGCAAACTCTGCCCGATCTGCGTAACTCATGCCTTCATCATCCGGAAACTTGATATTCTGAAACTTGAATTCTATGTATTCCCCACAATGCGGACATGGCACAAAGTAATGTTTCTCAATGTCGGAATCCTCCTTAAGTTTCCAGATGTGACCGGTCTTAAGGGTGGGCGTGCTTGTAATGTAGATCTTCCGGTTATGAAATGTCTTTGTCCGTTCGATTGCCAGTTTGATCGGATCCGCCTCTTTTTTACTTGCCCCGGGATACTTGTCAACCTCATCCATCATCAGAAAACGGATCGGCTTGCTCGAAAGCCCGGACGGAGAATTGCTGCCAACAAGAGATAGATACATGCCATCGAACTGCAATTCCAATAGTGAGGAGTTCTCGTCAAACTTCTTTGCAATCTCAGGTGTAGCTTTTAGCATCGGCTGTAATCGATTTTCAGATATCGATTTTGCAAGCGTATCGGTCGGATATACAACCATAGCCGGAGAAGGATCCTGCGCAATGATATAACCGATCATGTTCTGCATTGCTTCCGTTCCACCTATCTGCGTAGGTTTTACAAATACAATCTGTTCCGTCTCATAATTATTAAATTCATCCATCACACCCGCCAGATACGGCGTTACGTCGTTGTGCCATGGTCCCGGCAGCGCGGATGATTTTGAATCCAGCATGCGATATTTTTCTGCCCATTCTGAAACGGTAAGCTGTTCCGGCGGACTAAGAAGCTGCAGCGCTTCATACTGATATTCTGTTACCTGGATCTTTTTACAACGGGGCATCCTTGTTCTTCGCCTCTTTTTGTTTTGTTTGGATTACCGCTGAAATCACAAAACTTCGCAGGAGATCTGCAATTTCTTTTTGCAGCTCATTTTCAATCTGCCGCACCTCCACCGGATCGATATATCCCATCAAGCGCCCTGCCAGCTTTCCCGGCAATGACATTGCAAACTTTTTGAAAGAAACAAAAAAGCGGTCATAGTCAAGTTTTACTTCCTCAACGGAAATATAACTGCCAGCCGCTATCTCTGTTCTGAGTCGATGAAGTTCTCCCTGCGATTCTTTCAGGGCTACATCCGCTCGGAGTTTCTGTTCTTTTAATTTTGTCTCTGTTTCGGATTTTGATTTCCC